TTGGAGCATCAGGAAAGTGTGTAATATACGAGGATGCGAGAGGCAACCCGGTCATCACAAAAGACGGAGTAACAGTAGCGGAATCTGTTGTCTTATATGACCCGGTTGAAAATTTAGGAGCTACTTTGATAAAGGAAGCAGCTAAAAACACAGTGAAAGAAGCAGGTGACGGTACCACTACGGCAACCGTCCTTGCTGAAGCACTTGTAAAAGAAGTAAATAACCCTGAATATGAGTATATTTCTACAAGAGATATCAAAGAGGGTATAAATTCAGCTTTACGAAAAGTTAATACTTACCTTACTGGCAACGCTATAGAGGTAAAAGGTGGTATGTTAGAAGACGTAAGCACGATATCTTGTAATAACGACCGCGCTTTAGGCATGAAAATAGCTGAAGCATATGAAAAAGTTGGTAAAGACGGTGTTGTGTTTATGGAAGGATCAGAAACTGAAGATACATATGTTGATATTGTTGACGGGGTTCAGTTTGATTGTGGTATAACATCACCACATTTTGTTACAGACACTGATAAACATGAGGCAGTGCTTGAAGAACCACTAGTTTTGATAGTAGGTAGCAAAATACCTAATATAAGAAAAATACAACCTATATTAGAGCACGTTATAAAAAACAAAAAAGAGCTACTTATAGTTGCTAGCGTTGATCAACAGCTAAAATCAGCCCTTATGATGAACAAAGTTAAGGGTAATATCAAAGTCAATATTATTGACTTACCAGGATTTGGTAATACCAAGCAAGATACAGTGCAAGATTTAGCGTTTTTAACCGGAGCAACAGTAATAAACGAAGAATTAGGTGATGACATGGACTTAATTACCATAGATTGCTTAGGAAAAGCTCATAAAGCTGTTACAAATAGCAAAAATACTGTAATAACTACTATAGACCTTGGCAATGATTTAACAGAACGCATAAAAAACGTTAAAAAAGCGATAAAAAAAGAGAAAAATGAGTTTTTAAAGAAAAAACTACAAGATAGACTCGCAATGTTGTCAGGTAAAGTAGGTATGGTGAAAGTAGGTGCAGCGTCTAAGGTGGAATTGAAAGAAAAGAAAGATAGAGTAGAAGATGCGGTGTATGCTACAAAAGCAGCTTTAAAAGAAGGGATAGTGCCAGGAGGAGGGATAGCACTATTGAACGCAGCACAAGAAATAGTAGCAGATAATGATGCTGAAAAAATATTATTAAATGCTATCAAAGCTCCATATCAAACTATACTAGATAACGCTGGTATAATTAAAGCTGTTGAACCTGTAAAAGGTCAAGGAGTTGATGTAAAAGATGGCACAGAGTCTAACATGATACAAGCTGGTATTATAGATCCAGTACTTGTTACTAAGTCAGCACTTAAAAATGCAGTAAGTGTTGTGACTACTATTATATCCGCAGATTGTATAATTTCAAATATGAGAGGAGATGAAAGCAGTCAATAATTATATAATCGTAAAAAAAATAAAACAAGGGCCAAAAAAAGTTGGTGGACTTATATTAACCGAAGAAGTAGACGTAGACAATAGGTATATAAAGGCAAAAGTAATATCAATTGGTAATTTTGTAGAGGGGATAAGCGAAAAAGATATTGTTTATTATGACAAGCATGCTGGACATGGAGTTCAATATAAAGATATATTATATTACGTTATAAAATCCGGAGATGTTGTTTTAATAGATTAATGAGATTAACAGCACAAGATATAAGAGAAATGAATTTATTTAAGTATTACAGGCTTACTAGAAAGTGGGCTTGTAAAACTTACGGGATATTAGATGCAGATCTAGAACTTTTATTTTATTTAGATTGTGAAGGAAGATTCACACGAAAAGATTTCATGGACGGAGCATATACATTTTCTTGGGATAAAGCAAGGTGGGACAGGCTTAGACAACAAGGGTGGATAGATGTTTGGAGACATAGAAATCGAACTACTATTAAATATAGTGTATACAAAACATCGTATAGATGTAAACAGTTGATAAATAGGATTTATAGAATCTTATTAGGGGAGGAAGATATGCCTACTTCAGAAAGAAGTATATTTTATAACAATAAATCATATACAGACAAAGTTTATAACAAAGCTATAGATGATATGATTAAAGACAAAAACAGATAATACTATGCCATACGGAAAAGGAACATACGGATCAAAAAAAGGTAGACCACCTAAAAAAGGTAAGAAAAAATCAATGAAGAAGAAAAAGAAGTAGTGGAAATTTTTAAAGATAACAATAACTGGAACGAGAAGTCTATTATCGGTGCTGTGGCATTTATTATAATGTGTATGGTTATGGTATTAGACTTACTCACTGGTTGGCTAGGTAGAGATTTAGCTATAAACGAATTTGTATACGACTCATTTGTATTAGTTGTATTAGGTTGTTTTGGTATAGCTGGTCTAGAAAAATTTGCTAAGAAATAATGTTAGGTAAAATATTTTCAGGTGGTGCAGCAGACCTAGTTAAAGGTGTTGGTAGTGTAATAGATAATTTACACACCAGCGCTGAAGAAAAATTAGCTGCAGAAAACAAGATAAAAGAATTAATAGCCAACTATGAAGTTGAGATGGAAAAGAACATTACGTCTCGCTGGAAAGCAGATATGAATAGTGATTCATGGCTAAGTAAAAATGTTCGTCCACTAGTATTGATATTTTTAGTAGTATGTACTATGCTACTTATATTTATCGATGCTGGTAAATTACAATTTAACGTAAAAGACTCTTATATAGATCTTTTACAATTAGTATTAATAACAGTGATCGGTGCTTACTTTGGCGGGCGATCATTTGAAAAATCAAAAAAATAAAATGGCATATAAAGATAATATTACAGAATATGGTTTTGGTCAAATGGGATCAATACTTGTAACTGGAACAACAAACGCTGTGACTAGTAACGGTGTTGATGGCATGAAAAACGCTGTTTTCTGTGCAATAACATTTATAGAAGACACTGTATTTGATAACGCTGGTTTGACATCTGCTAAGAACACAATGTTTCCAAACGATACTGTAGGTAGCACTGGTATAGATGCTGATGGTGGCGCTGTTATAGACGGAATTACATTTCCAGCAGGTATGACAATATACGGTAGATGGACTAGTTTAAAGCTAGACAGCGGTAAAGTTATTGCTTACATAGGTTACTAATGTTAGGATTAGGGTCACTTCTTTCTGCAGCTGCTTCGCTTAGAACCGAAGTCCAAAGACTATTCTCTAAACTTAGGAGTAGATCTGAGTATTACGAAAACAACCGTGACTCTCAAGCTTCTGTTGTAGACACGCTTAACTATGGTCTACTAGACAAAGCTACTATACTACTTACTCCTACTGCAACAAGTGATGCAAGGGTACACTCTGTAAAGACTTATACAGGTGATGAAATTGCAACAGATGGTAATTTTGAATTAACAGATAATCAAAATGCTAGTACAACAGGCACATATTGGACAACAGGGGCAGGTTGGGAGATAATAGATGGAGTTGCAGTTGCAGATGGTAGTGTAAGTGGTAATAACTATTTAATATCAACAGGTACAGATAGTGTTGTAGGACACACTTACAAAGTAGTATTTACTGTTTCTGACTATGTTACAGGTAATGTGAGAGTTAGAGCAGGGCAATTTTCCTCTAGTAATGTCAATGCTGACGGAACATACACACAATATCAAGTTGCTACTAACACAGAAAGTGTAAGAGTACAAGGCACTAGCAGTTTTGAGGGTAAAGTAGACAACATATCAGTAGTAGATGTATCATCAGACTTTGACTTCGATAGAGCAAGTAGTGCTACAAGAATAAACTCTGATGGTTTAGTACAAGATATGCAGAGTATCACTGACCCTGAATTAGTACTTAATGGTGATTTTGAGGAGTTGGGTGATGATTTAGTTACAAACGGTACATTTGACGCAGATAGTGATTGGAATAAAAGTACAGGTTGGTCTATTAGTGGAGGTGCTGCATCTTTTAACACAACAACAAATGGTAATATAAATCAATCAGGTTTTGCTAATAGTAAAATTTATAAAGTAAGTATAGATGTTGTATCTTATGTTAGAGGAAATCCTTTTATTGCGATAGGTCAAGGTTCTCAATTTCCAATACCTACTAGCATAGGAACACATATAATTTATGTAACATCAGGAAGCACCGATACAATATTAAGAATATATAGTGGTCAATTTGGTGCTGGAGGTGAAGGTTCAATAGACAACGTATCAGTACAACAAGTAGACCCTAATGATAGATGGACTTTAGACGCAGATTGGAGTATAGAAGATGGACAAGCTAAGTTTGGAGGTAGTACAGCAGGATATTTATCACAACTTGGTACTCTTGAAGTTGGCAAAACATATAAAATTAAAGCAGACGTTTCACAAGGTAGAGCTGTATTAATTTCAGCATTTTATGATATTCACGATTCTGATGAAATAAGTAGCGAAGGTAATATTTTTACTGTAACATCAGGTACAGACTTGAAAATTTACTCTCACCCTAGCAATGGTGCAACTGTAATAGACAACATATCAGTAAAAGATATTACATTTAGTACAGATGTAGATTTAGCTAGAATAAACTATGATAGTAATGGAGATAACGGTCATATATTGTTAGAGCCTAGCTCTACTAATTTATTTACTTATAGTGAGGATTTTGAAAATCAATGGACTGCACAAAGCGGAATAACAATAACCAACAATACAACAGAAACAACAAGTCCAAGTGGAGAGTACAATGCATCTAAAGTAGTAAGTACAGATAACACAAAAGGGTTTTCAAAAACAGGAATGTCTATAACTGCTAATGCAACAAGAACAATATATTTAAAAGGTAGTGTTGGCGGAGAGTCTGTAACTTTAAAAGATGGTAGTGGTAACGGTGGCACAGAAACTTATTCTCTGACTACTGATTGGGTAAGATATGAATTAAAAACAACAGCAGATGGTAGCACTTATCAGGGTTTGTTTGTTGATAATATATCTGTTGGAACTATATACGCTTGGGGCGCACAAATAGAAGAACTATCCTACGCCACATCATACATACCAACACACGGTAGTACAGTTACAAGAGCAACAGAAACACTAAATGGTAGTGGTAATACTACTTTAATAAACTCAACAGAGGGTGTGTTATATGCAGAAATAGCTGCTTTGTCTGATAACAATACAAATAGAAGTATAGGCTTATCTGATGGTACAACTAATAATAGAGTAAACATATTGTTTGGTACAGGCAGTAATAGAATTAGAGCTATGGTTCTTAGTGGTGGAGCTACTCAATTTGACCAAGAATATACTGTAACATCAAGTTTAGATTATCATAAAGCCGCAATAAAATACAAAGCTAATGATTTTGCTTTATGGATAGATGGAACAGAACAATTAACAGATAGTAGTGGAAGTGCGCCTATTGGACTAAATGATTTAAAGTTTGACATTGGTAATGGTTCTTTATATTTCTACGGCAAATGCAAACAACTAGCAGTATTTAACGAGGCTCTTGAAGATGACGAACTAGAATTATTAACAGGCACTAGCTTTAGCTCTTTCAGCGCTACAGCTTCTAGTGGCGGATATACAGTAATATAATGGGAAAAGGTGTAGTAAAATTAGGAGATGGTAACTGGGCTGTTAAAGATGGAAATCTATTAGCAACCAAACAAACTAATGGTAGGTTTAAAAACACTGAATTTACTGTTACTAGAGGTACTAGAGCAACATATGTTGGTAGAGATGGTTTAATCAAAGAAAGTGATTTACAAAACACTAATTTAGTACAGAACAATGACTTTGAAGATTTAGGTAGTGAGTTAGTAGATTTTCCTAATGCTAGCATGACTTTAGAGACAGGTTGGAGTTTTACTAACAACATATTAACACAAGACGGTTCGGGAAGCGGATCTACAGCAGATGTAAATTTTTCTAATAATTCGTTTGATTTAAACAAACAATATAAATTTACAATAACTGTAAGTAGTTATACTAGTGGAGATTTACATCTATTACTTAACCCTAATACAAATGTTGCGTTTAATATAAATGGTACAGGAGAGTTTACCGTGTATGGCTCTTTTGCCTTAGATAATAATTTACATTTAAGAGCTGGGTATGGTAATTTTGTTGGCAGTGTTAGTAACTTGTCAATAAAACAAGTTGATCCAAACGATAAGTGGACGTTATTAAACACAACTATTGAAGATGGAGTTTTAAATTTTCCAGATAATTCATCAGCAGCTAAATACGCTATTAATAGTAATGCCAGTATGATGGATATTGGTGGCACTTACAAAATAACTTTAACTGTAAATAAAACTGCAGGTGGTGCTTTAAAAGTATTATCTGGAACTGGAGGTTCTGATTTAACACCTGCTATATCAATTAGTTCTTCAGGAACACACACGTTTACAGCTACAAATAACACGAATGGTAATAGATTGTTTTTATATACTACAGCTGGACAAAATTTTCAAGGAACAGTAGACAACGTGTCAGTCCAAGAAGTAAAAACAGCAACACCACGTATAGATTTTACAAACAACACTGATGGGCATTTATTGCTGGAACCTGCAAGGACTAATCTTTTAACTTATAGTGAAAATTTAGCTACTAACTGGACAACTTACTCAAATACTTTACCTACTGATAATGAAGGTGTTAGCCCCGCGGGTACTAACAACGCGACTTTAGTGCAAAAAAACGGCCAACCATACGCAAGAATTGAAAAATCAATATCATTAAGTAATAACACATATACTTTTTCTGTTTTTGCAAAGAAAGGAATAACTGATTGGATAAAACTTAGGACAGATGGTTCTTCTGTAAATGAAGTTGCTTTTGATTTAAATAATGGAGTTGGAGTTCAAGGTTCGGGTGCTCCTTCTTACAATATTGAAAACGCAGGTAATGGTTGGTATAAATGTTCAATGACTGCAACAACTTCTATAACTATAGTAAGATTGTATGTAGTTGATGTTAATGGAGGTTGGGGTAATACTAACGATGCTTCTGCATATTTTTGGGGAGCTCAACTAGAAGAAGGTGCCTATCTAACATCATACATACCTACATACGGCGCTACTGCAACTCGTAGTACAGATACTTGTATAAACTCTGGTACTGTTGCTGATTTTAATAGTACAGAAGGGGTTTTGTTTGCAGAAATGGCGGCTTTAGCAAATGCTGATGCAACAAATCCAAACAGGGGTCTTGGAATTAGTAGTGGCTCTACAAATAACACTATTTTTATTTATTTTCAAGCTTCAACTAATCAACTTAGCTTTATACTTATATCAGGTGGAACAACTCAATTTTCAGGCGGCACAACATCTTTTGACGTTACATCATTTAATAAAATAGCCTTAAAATACAAACAAAATGATTTTGCTTTGTGGGTTAATGGAAACCAAATAGCAACAGACACAAGTGGAAGTGCACCAGCGGGACTTTCAGAATTAGCGTTTGATAATGGTGCGGGAAATGACAAATTATTTGGCAAAATAAAACAACTAGAGGTATATAAAACAGGATTTTCAGACGATCAATTAATACGACTAACAGGTACGCTAGGAACTCACTTTTACGAATCTTATGCTAGCATGGCTGGGGCATTAACATATACAATACAATAATGGAAAAACCAAGTTTAGAAATAGGTAAAGGCAATTGGGCAATAAAAGAAAATAATTTATTAGGTCACACTACTGTAGATGGTATGATTTTACCAGATCCGGTGACAGTGACTAGAGCAACATTAGCTACTAGAATTAACCCTAGCGGTTTAGTAGAAGACGTAGCGTTATTAGGTGATGAAATACTTGACGGTGGTTTTGATATAGATGACAATTGGACTAAACAAACAGGCTGGTCTATTGCTAACGGCGTTGCTAATTCTGTTGCTTCAGGTAGTGGTCAAGATTTAATACGAAGCGTGAGTGGTGAAATTACATCAGGAAAAACATATAAAATTGAATATACTATTTCCAACCATGTCACAGGCGGTGTAAAAACTTTTTTATCAGGAGGTGGTGCTGTTCAAGGTACCACTAACAACGGTAACGGAACTTATGTAGATTATTTACTTGCCCCAGCAAACAACACAAGCTTTAAATTTACAACTGCAAGTGGTGGTTTTACAGGGTCAATAGAAAACGTATCGTTAAAAGAAGCAACAATAAATGGTTTGGCAAAAATAGATTATACAGATGGCGCTGCTAATTTGTTAGTAGAACCTGCAAGAACTAACACAGCGGTTAATTCAGAAAAAGCAGTTTTATACAGCTACAATGATTCTGTAAACGTGTCTGACGTGTCAATGGTTACGCCTCGTGGGTACGTTTCTAATGTGGTAAAAATAGAAGCTGTAGCAGGAGATAACTCCCCTATAAGGGCTGCTAGTTTCAACTTAGGAAGCTATAGCCAAAATGATATAGTAACTACTTCTGCTTATGTAAAATATAATGGATATCGCTACGTACAGTTCGGTGGTTATTTTAGCAACGAAAGCGCAAGGTTTGATTTAATAAACGGTGTAGTAATACAAAACTTAAGCAATGTAATTAGTTCTTCTATAAAAAAAGCTGAAAACGGTTGGTATAAACTAGTCACAACATATACATTTCAGGATAATATTGGTAATGGTAATTTATACGCCGGGTTTGTTTTAAGTCCAGAAACTGATTTTTCATTTACTAATGCATCAGCTGATGGTCTGTATGCTTGGGGTTTTCAAGCTGAGCTTGGTAACTACGCAACTTCATACATAAAAACATCAGGCACGGCAGTAACTAGAGCTAAAGACGTAATTGCAAAAACAGGAATTAGTGATAAGATAAATAGCGCAGAAGGTGTGTTTTTTGTTGATCTAGCTTTTTTAAATGACACTGGATTTTACAAATCTGTAAGCTTAAGTGATGGAACTACTGCTAATAGAATTACTTTTGAAAACAGACCTGTTGCAAATCAGGTAAAAGCACTTATTGTAAATGGTAGTCAAACTATTATGAGTTTAGTACATACATTAACAGACGTTAAAGCCTTTAATAAAATGGCTATAAAGTGGGAGCAAGATAATTTTACCTGGTGGATAAATGGCGTTAAAGTACACACGGACACAAGTGGAAATATATTTAGCGCTAACACGCTAAATCGACTAGCGTTTGACAGGGGAGATACTCATGTTCAAGTTGAAGGTAAGGTAAGACAAGCGCAAGTATATAAAACCGCACTAACAGACTCAGAATTAAAAAAATTAACAACATAAAAAAATGAATAAAATAGGTAAATACGAATTTGATAGCGAATCAGCAGCTAACACTGCTATAGACGCTTTAGGCACAGATACAGACGAAAATGGCAATAAATACGCCACTCACGGTCATACTGTTGTAAAATTAGGTAAAATAGTCATAGAAGCAGGTGATTATGATGAAGAGGGCAAAGAAGTTAAAGCCCCTGTATTATCTGATAAATACCACGTAGATGTTTTGTGGCAAGGACTAACTATAAATGAAGATGGAGATTTAGATGGAGATCACGATAGTTGGGACAAGTATAAGATAAACTTAGAAACAGAGGGTGTTCACGGCTTTTTAGGTTTGTCCTACTTAGACATGAAAGTATAACAATTAAACTAAATTAAATTAAATAAAATGACAAAAGAAGATAACATAGTGGATTTAAATCCAAAACCAGAAAAAATAACTCCTTCACAACTTGAAAAAGTACAAAAGGCTGTTAGTGATATTAACAGGGTTCAAATAGAAATAGGTAGACTTGAAACCCAAAAACACGCGTTAAATCACGAAACTGTAAAAATGCAAGATGTTTTAAAAGAAATACAGGACGAGCTTGAAAAAGACTACGGAACTGTAAACATTAGCATTGAAGACGGTACTATACAATATCCAGAAGATGAGCAAGCTGATAAGGAAGATTAGTATCGGTAAAGATTATAAGAATGACGCCATGCACTATGCCGTTGGGCAAGAAGTGTATGGTGGTCATACTATATGTGATATTATAGAGGAGCAGGATAGGTTTTCAATATATATTAAAAAGAAAAACGAGGTTATACCTTGGAAAGATTTTAATAAAAACATGGCTGTTTCTATAGAATATAACTTAGAGTATTAGTGAAATCAGTTTATGACTTTGTTGTATCACCTGTAAAAAACAGATACAATAACACTAAGGACGTAGATGGTAACGAGCTAATTCTTAACACTGAAATATTTAATCACCAATATATAAGTAGAGAAGCTATTGTAAAGGCAGTTCCTATAATAGGTGAGACAAACATTAAAGTGGGTGACACTGTAATTGTAAATCACAATATTTTTAGAAGGTGGCATAATCAATACGGTATAGAAAAAAATAGCAGATCTTATATTGATAAAGATCACTACCTAGCACAGCCAAACCAAATATTTTTATATAAAAAATCTGATTGGGTGGCTCAAAAAGGATATTGCTTTGTAATTCCTATAAAATCTACAGACAGTTTAAATATAGAAAAAGAAAAACATCTTGTTGGCATAGCTAAATACACAGACGGCACTGTTAAGCAAGGAGACTTAATAGGTTTTACACCTAACTCAAAATACGAGTTTATTATAGAAGGTCAAAAAATGTATAGACTATTATCAAATTTTATTACAATCAAATATGAATATCAAGGAAACGAAGAAGAATATAATCCAAGCTGGGCATAGAGCCGTTGAAGAGCTTATTAAAGTAGCTAAAGAAGACATTGTAGACAGTGATGACGATATATCAGCTGATAGATTAAAAAATGCTGCAGCTACAAAAAAGCTAGCAATATTCGATGCGTTTGAAATATTAAATAGAATTCAAGAAGAAGAAAACTTATTAGAAGGTAAAGAACCTGAAGATAAAACAAAAGTATTCAAAGGATTTGCAGAAGGTAGATCAAGATAATGTACGAACAAGATTTAGTTAAAATAGTTGAGCCAGTTAAGATTAACACGATTAAAAGGCTTAATAAAAAAAACAAATGGGAATATGGATATAATAAAGAAAACGATATCGTTGTCATATCAAAAACTGGTAAAATTGGGCAGATCCTTGAAATCCAAGGGTTGCAAATTGCTCTGCCGATGGAACCAGTGCGCGTGTATAGCAACAAAGTAAATAAGTGGCAACAATTTGAATATCCAAAAGAACTAACAAGACTTAAAAATATATTTGACTGGAGAGCATATCCTGAAGAAAAGAAAGCACAGTGGTATGATTATATAGATGAAGAGTTTAAACGAAGAGAAGAAGGTTTCTGGTTTAATAACAACGGTAAACCAACATATATAACAGGTACACACTATATGTATCTACAATGGAGTAAAATAGATGTAGGTGCACCTGATTTTAGAGAGGCCAATAGACTATTCTATATATTCTGGGAAGCTTGTAAAGCCGACAAAAGATGTTACGGGATGTGCTACCTTAAAAATCGTAGGTCTGGATTTTCTTTCATGTCTTCAGCAGAAACAGTTAACCAAGCTACATTA